GAAGTTTAGCATTAAGTAAGTTAACTTCATTAAGTTCTGATTTCAAAGTTTTGATTACATTAATAGCTTCGTTTAACTCAGCTTTAGTTTCATCCATTTTGTCATCAGCTTTCTTTTCAGCTAATTCGTCTTCTATTTCAACATCTCCGTCGTCGTCTCCGTCAATAGCAACATCCATGTCACCATCTCCATCTACGTCAACTTCCATGTCTTCACCACCGCCACCGCCTAGCACATCGGCCATTACGTCTTTGATGATGTCTTTAAGATCTTCTACTGAGATTTCACCTACTTCGTCGTCAGCAGCAGCTTCTTCAGCTACTTCTTCTTCAGATACAGGCGCCTCAACAGCGATTTCTTCTTTTGCTTCACCTTCGTTAGAATAGCCTTCTTCAGCTGCTTCTAATTCCGCTAGCAATTCGTCAAGATCGATTTCTTCGATTTGACCTTCTTCCATGTCAGATGCTTCTTCTACAGCAGCTTCTTCAACTGCAGATTCCTCTACAGATGCTTCATCTACTTGAGATGCTTCTTCCATGTCTTTTTTCTCGTCAACTTTTGCTTCGTCTACGTCTTTCTTAGCTTCATCAACGTCAGATTTCGCTTCATCCATGTCCTTTTTCTCGTCCATGTCTTTTTTAGCTTCATCTACGTCTTTTTTAGCCTCGTCAACGTCTTTCTTAGCTTCGTCCATGTCTTTAGCTTCATCCATATCTTTGGATTTTGCTTCGTCCATGTCCTTTTTAGCTTCATCCATGTCTTTAGCTTCGTCCATGTCCTTAGCTTTCGCTTCGTCCATGTCTTTTGCTTCATCCATATCATCAGCTTCTTGTGTAAGCTTTTTCTCTAACATAGATTGAATCTGTGGAGTAAAAGCTTCTTCAAGTGCAAGCTTAGCATTAGCAAGGGCCGTTTCACGGATTTCCTTAGCTTCAGCGATAGCATCGTTGAAAAACTTTGTGTTTGACATTATAAAATTTATTTTGGGATTACTTATTTAGAAGTAATATAAGTGTGTTTTATCTAGAGGGAGATATTATTGGGAATATCTATCTTATCTATAGATAAATATATAAGGAGGATAAAAAATTAAGATTGTTTTAATAAATTTAAATATTCCATATGGTCCATTGAAATAATATCAGGGTTATATAAAGAATATCTTTCTAACTCATGTAAATGATTTTCTATATAGTCTTCATATTCTTCCTTAAGTTGAGATTCTGAGGATGATAGTAATTTGTGTTTGTATTGTATTTTTTCTTTAGAAATAATATCCATCCCTTGTAATACATGATAGAAATTTGTAGGTGAAAATAATAAATCATGAGGAGCAGCATCAAAATTAGAATAATCTATAAACCCATAAGAAAATAGTTCAATTTTTTCTTTATTAAAAGAAGTTAAATTAAAAGGTTTTTCTTTCCAAAATTTTGAATCATTTCTTTTAGTTAAATAATGAATTTGCACCATATTAAGTACATTATTAAATACTCTATCTAACCTAGAATTATAATTATTAATTACTGATTTTGAAAATGGATAACTGTATAATTCATTGGCTAATATAGTAGCTTGTCTAATACCATAACCTATACTTTGTGCTTCTAAAGGTTCTAAAAAACTTCCTGATAGTCCAATTGCTACACAATTTTTAATCCAAAGAGAATTTAATTTACCTGCTTCAAAAGGTATACTTTTAGCTACTTTTTCTACATTAGTATTTAAATGTTTATTGATTTCATCTAAAGCATTATCTTCGTTTATATATCTACTATCAAATACATAACCATTTCCGTATCTAGATTGGGTTGGGATTTTCCATGCCCATCCTGAGGATAAAGCAGTAGCAGTAGTATAAGTTTCAATTCCTTTTTCAGGGTTTAAGGGTGTTGGAAATGTTATAGCATGTGAAACTGGGAGGTTATCTTTATATGATTTCCATTTAGCTCCTAATTTTGACATTAAAACTCTTTTAAATCCGGTACAATCTACAAAAAAATCTCCTTCTATAATTTTATTATCTAACGTTTGGAGTGATGATATTTCACCTTTATTATTTAAATTTAAATTTTGAATAAAATAATCTTTAATTATAATTCCTCTTTCTTTGCATTTTTTTATTAAAAAATCATTTAATTTAAAAGTATCAAAATGATATGATTTTACTGATTCAAATTCAGGGGTTATAATAGGGATTTTATTTTTAAAATATATACTTTCAAAATATTGTGAAAGAGGAAATGGAGAATTTGAATTAGATAATATTAAATAATCTAAAACTTTATTAGGAAAGTCATACAATACGGAATGGGTGTATTGGTGGTTTATATAATTCCAATCATTAAATAATATTCCTATTTTTGCAGTAGCACCTGCTTCTCTAATTAATTCTCTAAAATTAATATTGGCAATTTTTAAAAATTCATGCCATTCTGGGGTGCTTCCTTCTCCTACACCAACTATTTTTTCTTTAGAAGATTTTATTATTTGTACCTTTAGTTTAGGATGTATTGATTTTAATATAAGTGCTGTTGTAAGCCCAGCAGTTCCTCCTCCTACTATATTAACCTTTTTTATAAAACCCATTAATTATTAGTTATTTTAGACAACAAATACCGGATTGTGTACATATAATATCAGATATTATTTCATTTAATTTATTATATTTATTAAAAGTATGATTTTTTCCTTCATTTAACCCTGTAGGTTTCATAAAAGCACCGTGAGTAGATGGTGTAGATACAAAATCCCAACATAATAATTCGAAATCATCATCTACTTCTACTCTACCTTCACCAAGTGGTGTAACAGAGCCCATACCACGTGATGAAATACCAACTGTGATATTATTTTTAAATAATTCTCTTAAGATATTTCCTGATGGTGTTGGTAAAACTTCAATTTTACCCATTAAATCATTACCATCCCAATGTAGTTCTTTTATATTATGAGAAGCATTTTTTAAATTAATTACTGAAGATTCTGGGTGATCTAATTCACCAAGTGCTCTATTTTCTTTAATAGGGCCTTCAATATATTTGTCTACTTCTTTTTTTAGTATTTCAAATGGGTATCTTCTACCATTATGATTAAATTCTTCAGCACGTTGTACAACGCCTTCAACAATCATATTTTTATTACCTGAAATGCCTTCAGTAATTTGGGTATTTTTTGGAGTAAATACCGAATATTCTATTAATAGTGTTTGTGCCATTATTTTCCAGTTATTCTTACGACAGCGTCAGGTGATTTTTTTTGTATTGCTATAGCTGTATCTTCATCTTCAACTTCAATATCTTCACTTTTTAATTTATATGCTTCTAATCTATCTTTTACATCATTAATATCAACACCATATTTTTGGGCATATTTTTCGTAAATTGATTCACGTTTAGCAGCCATTTTTTTAGCAGCAATTTCTTCACCTTTTTTTACTCCTGCCCCGTAAATATTTTCTTCACCTTTTTTACCTAATCTTTTAGCATCTTTAGCTCTATCGTAGTCTGTATCTGTTTCCATTATATCAGAAACATCAATATTAGCTCCTATAGATTTTGAAACTTTAACTAAATCATTAGCTGCAGCTTTTTTAGATCCTGGGGAGTTAGCTGCTCTATAGTTTTTAAGTGCATTATTAAGTAGTTTTGATTTTTGAGCAAAAGATAAATCTCTAAGATCATTAGGAAAATCAAGTTCTAATTGCTGTTCATCCATATTATCAACATCACCATCCATATCCGTATCTATAGGTAATTCAACACCAATTGATTGTTTTGATATTTTTTTAAGATATTCTCTTGCTTTTTTTTCATCTGCAGTGCCTTTAGCATTCTTAAACATATCTAAAGCCATTACGAATTCTTGAGTTTTATCGTCTTCTTCTAGTTGAGAAACATTACCCATAACTTTGGATACAGCTTCATAATCTTCACCATGTTCACGAATTACTTTCCCTGCTTTTTTTTTTAAGGCCTCTATTGATTTAGCATTTACTTCAACTGGGTGTTCAGTTTCACCTTCCATTTGGGGGATTAACTTTTGTTGATAGTATTGAGGGTTTTTGGTAAGATTTTTTAATACTTTTTTCTGTGCTTTTAATACGTCATCTTTAGTAAGATCTTCAATGTGCATACTATCGCCAGCATTATCTGCAACTCTGTTTCCTATTGCATCAACAACAACACCTAATTCATAATCCATACCTCTAGTATATTCATATGGATTAACCATATCAATAGTTTTAGCATAAATTTCAACATCTTGTTTACCAGTTGATAACTTTTTTTCAGATATCATACCTTTATTCTTTAAGATTTGTACAGTATCTTTAAAGTTGTTACTTGCAGTGATGAAAGGTAAGTTAATATCTCTACGAACTTCGTATAAAAATTTTTGCTGTGTTACTTCCTCAGCTAATACCTTGTTATATAATTCTTGTGTTGTCATGTATATAAATATTTATCGTCCTTGTCCTCCGTATTATTCGGTCAGTCCTTTAATTCTATTATTTAGGTCTTGTAATTTTTCGTTAATTCTAGTAATAGCTTCACGAGTACGGTTCAAATATGTCATACCTTCGTTACTTGCCTTTAATTCTGTACGCATTCTTTCAGTAAACGAAACAACTTTACTCATTTCATCAATTTTACGTCTCATTTCACGTACAGCCATGTGTAATTGTTGTGTAGGTGTACGAAATTGTGATTTTTTCTTAAATTGTGAATATCTTGCTTCTTTTAATATATCAGGTTTCATCCACTCTGATCCTTCTTCGTCTTTATATAGACCAAACGCCGCTACTATTTGATCTTGTAGATTTTCATCTTTTAAATCAGCAATAATATCAGCAAATCTATCAGCACCTATATCATGAATTAATTTTATAAGTATACTCCTTGATACTCCTCCACTTGCTTCATCTATATTTTCATTGGTTTGGAATCTTTTATAAGCATCAGGGTAATTTTTTCTAATATGTGTTCTATATCTATTAAATTCTGATTTAATTTTAGTAGCTATATCATCTACAACGGCATCATCAGTTTTTTGATCTAAAACTGTCATAGCTTTTCTTAATTCATCAAATTCTTTATATACAGAATCAAAAGCAGGCACATTTTCTACATCCCAAGAAATTGCACCTGTAATTGGGTTTATATCTTTTACAATATATTTAGTTCCTTTTTCAATTTGGACATCACCTACTTTAAAATCACCATTTGATTTTTTAGCTAATTCCGATACTGAGGCAGCATCTTGGGTATCCATATCATATCCAGTATTATCACCAGCCCATGCCTGTGAATCTGTAAAATCAGTAACAGGATTAAATTTTATTGCTTTTTTAGCTTTTTCAAATAGTTGTTTGTAATCTATAAATTTAGATTTTCTATTAGGAACAGAAGGATTAGGTTTAGTGAATGGCTCACCTATTTCATCTTTTTTTTTAAAAGCTTTAGGTGAAGCATATTGTGCTCCTGTACCGGATGCAAAAGAAGCACCAGTACCAGTAGTGCTCATTTCTTTATTTAATCCTTTTATTCTAAGCTTTTTCATACTACTTTTATTTCTCTAGAAAGTTCAAGATATTGTAATAGCGCAACTAAGTGATCATCTTTTATTTTTCTAGACTCTAAAATAGGTTCAATAAGGTTTATAACTTCTTGGATTTTTATTTTAAGTGCAGGTTCAGTTATTTTATCTATATTTTCTTTTAATATAGTTGTTATGCCCTCAAATTTAGAATTTAAAAATTCTTTAAGTTTTGGAGCATCTGTTGCACTATTTATGTATTCTTTTAATACTTCTTTTTGATCATTAGTTAAACCATCAAATTTAGTATTATATTTTTCAAGCATTATTTTATAAGTAAGCGCGCGTGTTCCTTTATCTAATTTCATTAAATCTTCAACTAAAGGAGTTAAAGACATTTTAGTATCAGGATTAGAAGTAATATGCTCTAGAATAGTAATTTTTGATGTAATAATAGATTCGGGATTAGCGAATTTTCTATTATTATGTGATTCTAAAAGAATATATGTTGATGCTAAAAGTTTATAGCTTTTAATTTTAGCTTGGAAGAAATCAACCATATCAAAGTTTTCTTTTATTTCTTTAATAAGGTTATATTTCTCTTTTGACAATTGATCTTTATCTAATTTTCTAGATAAATCAAGTACTGTAGATAGTACTGATTCAGCTTTACCTTCTGATAATGATATTGAATTGTTTATTGTCTGGTATAGTTTATTCTCATTAGCTAGTTCACTTTTAGTAAAATATTTTTTTACTAATGAAGCTGCTTTTGAGTTACTATTATTTAAAGTATCAGAAGTAATCTTCCTTACTAGAAGTTCAAATAGAATACCAGTATTTTTATACTTGTTGTGTTTTACTTTCATAAGTAGTGCGCTACTATCAATAAATATTAAAATTATTTAACTTCCTCGCGGATATTATCTTCATCTAATAGATTTTCTCCTTCAAATAAGTTAACTTTTTGTTTAAACATACCTTTTAACATTTTCTCATTTTGAGCAAATACTGACTTGGTATTTAAATTTTCTAAAGCCATCCCTGCGTTAGATAATCCTGGTCTTTCTTCTTTTCCTGATTTAACTTTCATACCGCTAGAGCCAATAGGATCTTTACCTAAATTACTATCTTGTGAACCATAATCAGATACGGAATCAGCTGGTCTTCCTTGGTCTAATGCTTGTTCAGGGTATTCAGGATCATTTACACTATACCCTGTAGGAACTCCTTTGCTTCCCGGATATCTTCCTGCTCCATATAATGATGCTAGTGAATGTGGTGTACCATATGCTTCACCTGATTCAGCAGGATCATTTCCTTCTGTTTCAATTTGTGCTTCTCTAAATTTACGTTTTTGATCTTCAATTATTAAATCTCTATATTCTTGGTATTGATCTTCACTAAAGTGGAAAATATTATCATATATCCAATCTGTAGGCATTAATTTAGTATCCATCATTTGTTGGGCTAAGTCAACTTTTTCTTTTAATAATGCTGTTCTTTCTTGATCATATATAATAGAAGGTGTAGTTAATGATAATTCAAAATTAGTTAATGCAGAATCATCATATCCTTGTGAATATAAATGAACTAATGCTATTTTAGTTAGCTCGGATATTAATATTTTTTGTATTCTTTCAACTGTTCTGGCAAATCTAATATCTTCAGCAGCTAGTGTTGATTTACCCTCTAAATCAGCTTCATATCCTAAATAAGCTTTTGGAACTTTTAAAGCAGAGAATAATTTATCTCTTAAGTAAGTTACATCTTCAATAGCGGCATAATCTAAACCTTTTGTTGTTTCAATACGTGTAGTTTGATCACCACCTCTTACAGGAATATAGAAGTCCTCTAAGATATTTTGCATATTAAATTTAAGATTATAATCACCTGTATTTGGATCAACATAAGGTGTTTTTTTCATTTTGTTGATCATTCTTTGCATATAAGTTTCTACTTCATTTGGTGGTATATTTCCAACATTTACAAAGAAAGTTCTTTTTTCTGGTGCTCTAACTATTCTATGAATTAACATTGCATCTTCCATCAATGTCATTTGTTTCCAAATTTTTCTTCCTGGTTCAAGATATGATCTACCATAAGGTAAATAGTTAAAATCAGATAATAATCTAAAATGTGCCATTTCATAATTATCAAATATCACTTCTTCACCAGTATTAACACCTACACCAGGTGATATTTGTTGGAATCCTAATGGACTTTCAGATACTGAATAACTAGGATCATACTTATATTTAACATCAGCAGGGTTAGCTGGGTCGGTACCTTCTGCTCTTATGATAGTATAAGAAGAAAAAGGTATAACGTTAAATACACCAAATTTTTCTGATATTTCTAGTTTTAAATAAAAGTCTCCATATTTTAACATATTACGTGTCCAAGACCATAGATTAAATTCTATGTTTAGTACATCATAAAATAAGTTATATAATATTTTTTGTATTGTTTCATCAGCCGAACGAATTTGTAATACTTCGCCCATATCATTTCTTAAACAAGATTCATCAGATACTATATCTAATGCAGAAGCAACAATAGAATCAGTATCCATTGCTTCATAGTCCGTATATAATTGAATTCTAGTAGAAGGGAAATTAGCTTGCTGCATTGTATTATAATTCAGCCCCCCTGTAGTGCTATACAATTTATTAAATCTATCGTATAGTGAATTTGTTTGTAGTTGTCCTAAAGATTGGATTTGGTTAGAATCCATTACTTTAAGTTGGTTTCCTCCGACGTTTCTTATTACTACGTCTGTAGAAAATAATCTTCTTAGTCTACCAAATAATGAAGTATCTGCCATTGTGTATAGTATATATAATAAATATTAGCCCAATAACCAAGAGATATCTTCTTTATCTCCATATGGATTTTCCATTTCGTATGGGTTTATGTTTGGTTTTCCACCTTGATAAATGTTAGGTGCTTGATAATTTGTTGAATGTATTCCTCCTAGTGCTGCTCTTGCCATATCTACACCTTGTTGTTTAAAGTGTAAAGCTGTATCTCTTAAAAACATTCCTATTCCTAATGCCATAGTTAAATCATCGTTGTAACCTGATAATGCTTGTGCTTTTCCATTTTTCCACACAAATGTTCTTAGTTCTTCTAATAATCTTTTAGAACGAAGAGTAACAGATTTCTCATGAAGGTACGAAACCATTTTGGAGACAACAAGTGGTCTCGTCTTCATTGATGTAGTAAATCCAGGAACCATACCTTGACCATTTTCATATCTACTAAGATATTGGTCAGCATTAGTCATAGATACATCCATTTTGGGGGAATAATATAAGTTTCTGTAACCTCTATCTATTAATTGTTGTATTACAGCCCAACCTATATTTGCATTTTCTACTACTAATAAAGCATCATTATATTCTGTAGCTATAGCAAATAATAAATTTCCATAATCTTTAGTTTGAACTTGTGCTTTAAATTCAGCTACTTGTGTTGCTTCTTCTATATCAAATATATGAAATGCAGAAAAATCATTACCATCACCTCTAGCAACATCCGCTACTACTATATAATCTCTAGAATAATCAGGTATTTCCCATACCCATAAATTTCCATCTATACCTCTACGTTCAACAGGTTCTTGAATATAAGTACTTTCGTAAAAATTTAATACATCTGGTTCTATTACAGTATCACCAGAGGTACTAAAATCACAATCACATTCTTGTGCTGCCATTCTAGGACCTAATACTATGTCTTGTTCATCTCTCCATTCTTGATTTCTTTCTGGATGGACAGTCCATGGTAACCTAATTGGTAAAAATGTATTTTCTCTTGCTTCGGCTTTAGCCCAAGTTGAATGAAACCAATTACCAGTACCATAAGGTGTTGATAGTGCTATACACCCACCACCCGTGGCTAGTGTTTGTTGTGCTGAAGCAAATATTTCATCAATACCATCAATAAAAGCGGCCTCATCAATTAATAATAATGATACTGCTTCACTCCTACCTGCGTCCTGACTTGCTGCTACTGCCTTAATTTGTGATCCATTTGCTAAACGTAAAGATAGTTTATTATGTTCTGTGGTTTTTATTTGGAGCCATTTTGGTAATTGGTCATATGCAAATCTTACTTTTGTTACCATGTTTTTAGCAGTTTCCTGCTTAGTTGCTATACATAGTACATTTTTATCTTTATGAAATAACATCATCCATAATGAATAAGCTGAACATAAAGTTGATATACCTAGTTGCCTTGATTTATTTATTATAGTATAATCTTCATTATTCATGTGAGTAAGTACTTTCTCTTGGAATGGATAAAGATTAAATTTAATTCTACCCCTTTGTGGATGTTGGATAGTATAATACTTTTTCATAAAGTATATAGGATCCTTAGCACACTTTATAAATTCGGACTTGATTATATGTTTTAAATCTTCTGCCATTATATAGGATCAACTGCGAAATCAATAGCCATACGTTTTTTATTGCATTTTATAGGACTATTTTCATGTTCTACTCTAGGATTAAATATTAAAAATTCACCTGGGTATAATGGGTATTCTTTATTATTCCATAAAAAATTCCCCCCCCATTTTGGGTCCCAATCTGGGTTAAGAACTCCTATTACTTTAAGGCGGTTAGTATTTTGTTCATCTGTATGTAATGATCCTTCCCAGTATTTATCTTTTATACTTATCCCACACCATTGAAAATAATTATTAAAATATCTAAATCCCCCCCTAGCATGTATTAATAAAAATAAAGCATGGGATTGGCCTAATAACATATCTTTTGGAGGATTATCTCCTATATTATCTGTTAAATCAAGTTTTGGGAATTTTTTCTCTAGTTCAAACTCCACATCTGGTGGAGTTGTAGGATATGTAAATTCCCATGATTTAAGTGTAGAAGCTCTTAATTTTAAATCTTTTAGAAAACTAAGTGGAACTACATTTTTTATAAGGATAGGTTCTTGTGTCATTGTATTAATAATAATAATATTGCTGCTCCTCCTACCATAGAAGTAATTTGGTATAATTTTTTAAGACGTCTTTCTTTTTTATATGCTTTTTCTAATTCTTTAGACATATCTTTTGAAGTATCTAATTGTTCATCTTTAGTTGATAACATAGTTCTGTATGTTTCAATTTGAGATCTTAAATTAGTATTTAACTCACTTTGAGTATCGATTTTTGAATTAGTTTCTTTAAGGATTTGTTGTAATGTCTCTATCTCCATATAAGAGGCATCAAATTTTATTAAATCCTGTATCACTAATTTAGCAACAGGTTCAGTTAATTGTATCTTGACTGAATCTATAGCGGTTTGTGAAAAACCACTCCAACTCACTAGTACTAAGATCATTAACAGCTTTAATTTTAGCTTCTGTTTCAATTTTAATAACATCAATTTGTCTATTTAAGTTATCAATTGTTTTATCATAACTAGATAATTTAGTCTCTAATTGTTCTTCTATTAATTCTAGACTATCATTTACTTGCTCCAACTCTTCTACCTGTTGTTGCAATTCTTCAATTTTATCTCTATACTCGGATAAGTCTATATCTTCTTTTTTATTAATTATGAAGAATATAGCAAGGGTAGTAATACAAAGTAATATAACACTTATTCGGTTCAAACCTTTTTTAAATTATTATATGCTTTTATAGTATCTTGATTAGCTTTTAAGAAATCTAAAGCAGCCTTTTTTTCATCTTCATTACCAGATTTCATTTTTTGGATACTATCTTTAATTTCTTGCTCTATCTCTTTATAAGCATTAATAATCTTATCATTTTTAGTTAATTTGACGTTTAACGCCTTATCTCCTGCGGGTGCATTTTCTTCACCTGGGATTTCTAATTCAATTTCATCTAATGGTCTACCAATATCATCTGTTCCTCTAGCTATATCATTAACCTTTTGTACATGTCCTTGAATATATCTTAAATCTGAATTTTGGTCTAATCCAATTTCAGTACCTAATTCATAGATATCAGAAGCTACATCTATAACTTGATTAAATATTGCGCTTATTGGTAATTCAGGATTATCTTTATCCTCAAGGGCTAATTTTTCTAAATAGAATAAAAGATCATGTAATCTAGCTAATTCAGCAATCTTATCTTGTTCCTTAGCACTAGGTACACCATCAGTAAATTCTCCTCTTAAAATGTCCTTAAATAAAGTTTGGGCGCCAGGGCATATATCAAAATGTTTAGTCTGGTATCCATACACATTTAATTCTCCCATTCCTTCTTTAAATGCGTCTTCGTTAACTACTCTGATTCTCCAGTTTTGTAAACTAAAATTATCCATGATATTATATTTGCTATAAATATTTAATCTTGTATAATTCCTAACATTTGTTCGATTCTATCATTAGTACTACCCTTTAATATATGGACATTATCACATCTATGACCGAACTTATTTAATGTTTTAACAATAGCATTATCAATATCATCTCTATATTCTAAATCAGTTTCTCTAACACCATTATCTTCCATAATAGTACCTTCGGGAGAAATATAAAATATATAATCATACTCACCTACAAACAAACAGGCATAATCTTCAAAATATTCTTTATCTTTAAAATCAATTGATTTAGCTAAATTAGTAAAGGCAATAACATCTATAATTGTTCTATCAGTTATAATATTTTCTTTCATTAATTCAGCAACACGTTCTGCTAAGAATACAGTTTGGCCTTTTAATGTAGAATCAGTATTTAATGGAATACCTAAACTCATTAAATGTTTACTACGTTCAGTAGCAAATTCAAAACTTTTAAATTGACCTAATTCCTTTAATCTATTAACTAATGTAGTTTTTCCTACACTCATTGTACCACATAAACCTATTTTCATATTTTTTATTTTAATTTAAAACTATAAGGATTTGGTTGATTATCTATAATTGTTTTTTCTTTGTATAAATTAATGGCTATTATTTGAAATAAATTAAATATATTAGAAAATCCCATATTTTTTTCTTTTTCTGTAAAAAAATCAAAACTTTTACAAATAACAATCTTCTCATAATCAAATTTACTAATATCATTAATATTATCTAATATTTTAAATGATTTTATATTTCTAACTGGGTCTAAATTTGAATCTTCAAGGAAGGAATTGGAATTATTAACCCAGAAATAATGGTCTAATTTATTCTCATCTATTAATTGCTTAACCCAATTCCCAATGTGAATATATTTACTATCTCCTTCAACTTGAGGTTGAAATATATCATGGTGGTGATCAATATTTATTAAAAATTTATCATTATTATCTAAAAAATTTAAAATATTATGGTGGCAATCAATAAAAATTATTTGTTTACTTTTTTTGAATTTATCTATAACAAAATCAAATAATAAATTTAATTGATGGTAACTTTTTACCCAATCAACATCAACAGATAATACAGGATTTACCATACTTTATTTTTTTAATAACCAACTAGATGATTGAATTTTATCACCTAAACCTTCTAATAAAGATACACCAAGTTCTCTACAGATCCTAGCTTCTGGTATAGAATCATTATTTTGATCTCCACCATTTGCAAATGAAATTTGATATTTAGGATCTTTAGTTATTGCTTTTATGTTTAAAGCTCTTATTGATTCACTTACTGTTCTATCTTTATCAACAGCTACCATAGCATAATCAACCATCTTAAGACTATTTACTATTAATAACCTTTCATCTTCTAATTGGAATTCTGTTGATCCTTTTAATTTACGTTGTAAATCACTATTAACAATAACCCATAATTCATCACCTTGAGCCTTCGCTTTCGCGAAGAGCTCTAAATGACCTTTATGTATTGGGTTAAAATAGCCTGATACTATTATAGCCTTTTTCATACTAAAATCTTGCTTTTACTTGTGGGTTTTTGTCTGGTGGGACACCATTTCTGTCTCTTCTAGCTTCAATCCATTCGTCTCTTGTTTTTTCAAAACCATATAAAAAGTATTTAGGTTTTGTTTTAAATTCTCTTGGATATTTAATAGCAGGTCCATTCCAATTATGGAATTTATTATCAAAAAATGAAACTTGGATACCTTCTGGGGTTCTTATTGTGCGGGTACTAAATTCGCCTTTTGTAGATTTTTTACTCATATATATAACATTTAAATTAGGCGTAAATATACGAACTTCATTTCAGGTAGCCAAATTATTTGCGCGATTTCTTTCCTCTAAGAAATATATTTTCATCCTCTAAATACTCAATTTTAACTTGTAATGCCGCCATTTCAGAAGATAATGTAGTAATTATATCACGCATTTCATCTTTTTCTTCTGATGATTCTATTAATAAAGCTTCCAATTTATTTACCCTTTCTTGTAAATCACTAATAAAATTTTCATTAGCTTGTTGTGAGCTACTTTCTCTATCAGATTTTAATTTTAACTTTGTTTCATAAAATCTCCATGCCCCTACACTACCTAGCGCAGAGATAATAGCAATAAAAATATGTACAGCGTTTTCGCTCATAAGGTTCTAATATAAATATTCGTGTGGGCTAAGCGCCTGATATTTTATTAAAACTTCTTGTCTTAAATCTAAAAAACCTTCAATTTCTTTTAAAGTAATAGGGTCAAATAATGCCTGATTTGAGTAATTTAATAAAAAATACCCATCAATTGCAATCATCATTTCTTTTAACTCTTTAGCTGATGAGTTCTTCAGCAACGTAGATTCCTTGTGCTCCGCTGACAGTAATTCCTCTAGCAGAGAGTGCATCGCCGACAAAGTGGACTTGCTCATATTTGGTTAGACTTAAATTATTATAATTAACTAAGGGTTCTGGTGATAAATATTTTACTTCTGGTATATAAATTCCCCAATCATCTTTTAATGTTGGAAATACTTTTTTCATATCATTAATAAAATCATCTATGTATTTAAAATATCCTCTAAATTCTTCTTTTACTTGTCTTAAATCATCATCATTAATTTGAACAGCTGATACATCTGCCCCTTCTGAGGTTGTTGAGGGTTTACGAGATGGGCTATAATATAATCCTGTACCATCTTTAGATATATCATTTAAATTAGATACTACACTTCTGGAGAAATTAAATGGGTATGTTATACCCTGTATTTCCATTAGAATTCCGAAGTTAGTCATGTTATTTCGGTAGGCCTCATCTTTTTTAGCGTGACCATTGTAACTATGGTCTCCATACGTTTCTTCCACTGCTACATAAGCAGCGTTATTATTAGTACAGAATGATCTTAATGATACTCCTTCATCCTCAAATTTCCTATATAATTTAAAATCATAAGAAACATCTATTAATTTTTGGAAATGTTCTTGTGGTGCTTCAAATCTAACACCTATTTGTACTGATTTAGGTTCAGTTGGTAATTCATATTTTTCGGCTAATTGCTTACCAAAATCAATACCTGATTTTCCTACTCCAAATATTAATTCATCATATAGTATTTTATCATCATCCATGTAAACTATATTTTTTTCAAAATCAATATTAGTTACTTTAGTTTCCCATTTAAAATTTACATTACCTTCAACTAAAAAATTATACCAGTTTTTACCTATTTCATGTAAGTAATCAGTTCCAACATGCCATACTGGGAATAATTTTAATCCAAAATAAGGTTTAATAAAATCTGGTTCCTCTATTGGGTTAGAGCATTGTACTGCTTCGGGTTTGGGATGAAATCGTTTAAAATTTTCAATTACTTGATCCATTAATTCCATTGCTTTTTCCTCACCACAATATTTTGCTAATTGTCCACCTATAGCAGTATGGTAAGTTAATTTACCATCTGACCAACCACCAGCTCCTAAAAAACCTGTCATTACCTCTTCATAAGGTCTTTTATATGGATCTTTGCCCATATCAATGATAGTAATATTACCATCAAATTGATTATCTATTAATTTAGTAGCAGCGTTTACACCAGCTACTCCAGCTCCTATTATTACTATGTTTTTATGCATTTTTTTCTAAAAGTATTTCTAACTCGGGTAAATATAAATAATTCATTTCACTTTTTAAAACTGTTTCTAAAGCATCTTCAATTGTTTCAACAAGTGGGTCACCTGCTAAATTAAATGAAGTATTAAATAAGATAGGTACCCCCGTTATTTTTTCAAATTCTTGTATTAATTTATAATAATGTGGGTTTTGTTCTTTAGTTACAGTTTGGATTCTACAAGTACCATCTACATGGGTAATAGCTTTAATTTTATCTTGTTTATTAGGCCAAACATCCATAGCATACATCATAAATGGTGATTCTTCTAACCCCGCCATATCAAACCATCTATTTGCTTTTTCTGATAGAATGGTACCTGCAAATGGTCTAAACCATTCTCTTTTTTTAACTTTATTAACGAAATCTTTACCATTTGGGTCTGTTGGATCATATAATATAGATCTATTGCCTAAAGCACGAGGGCCTGCTTCAGATCTACCTTGAAAAATACAGACTATGTTTCTTTCTGAAATTAATTTGGCTATATCTTTATGAGATACTTTTATTTTTTTAAATTTGCTCATTTTTAAATATAATTATTTATTGTATTCATTATTTCTTTATTTGAATATTTTGGCCCATAATATAAAGATTTTAAGGGGTTTGGTGGTTTATTAGGGTTTAAAGTATAATATAAACTTTTTGCTATACCATAAGATAAACAACTATCATTTGCTATAGGATCTATATATAAGTTAATATTAGGGAAACTTTTTTTAATTAAATAATTACCTAACACATTTAAAGCACAACCTCCTGAAAATACTAAATTATTTGTTTTATTAAGTTTTAAAGATTGTTCTATTCTTTTAAGAATAACTTTATTAAATGCTTTTTGGATTGCAAAAGCTATATTCCTTGCTTTTTCTTTAGTTAATTCTTTTAAATATGGATTTAAATTAGTTTGAATTTCTTTATCACCTCTGAATAAATTAGAATTTGCATATAAAGTATCCTTATATAGTAAAGGGGGAATATTTGGATCATATTTTCCATAAGATGATAGGCCCATAACCTTTCCAACTTCATTAGCATGATAAAAACCTAAATATCTTGCAACAGCTTCATATATGTTTCCTATATCTAAATTAGAATTATAATCATATATTTTATCATTATTACAATGTTCTGGGAAGACATTAAAATGTTTGGTTTCATACCATATATTAGCATATTTTAATTTAAAATTATTAGGATAACTAGCAGAAAATATAGAGGTAGTAAATTTTCCTAAATTATTATTGGTTTGTGGTAAAGAAATTAAACCTCCAAAACCATCTATACTTAAACAAATAGCTTTTTTAAACCCTGATCCATAAAAGCTAGAAGCAGCATGGGCTTGGTGGTGGTTTTTTTTAATTCCTCTAATTATTTTTAAATTTTTTGGAACAAGTTTAATTTTATTAAAATAATCTAAAATATTTTTTTCTTCTTCTTCATGTGAAGAACCAAATAATATTAAATAGTCAATTTTATTAACAATTTTAGGTAATTCTAATATAGATAAATAAGGGTATATATAATCATTTTTAGTTCTACTTACTCTATCTTCAATTAAAATGGTTTTAACCTCACCATTTTTTAATACTGTAATAGAACGATCATGATTTACTATTGATACACTTACTATAATTTCCTCCATAATTAACTATTAAATATACGAAAAAAAAGTTGTGGCTCCAAAAATTGGGCCACAGCTCCTATAATTTTTTTAATCACGACAGGCTATGAATCTGTCTATATGTTATAAATATCTTATACTTTTAATCTTGGTAATAAATCCGATGGGTAAGCTACCTTAATTCCATTACCTATAGCATCTATAAATCCATCTCCAGCATAATATTGGTAATTTCCTTTAAAATCAGCAAACATTGAAGCATCAAACTTTTCTACATCGTAATATTCTTTTGATAATTCTTTAGCTAAGCTAATTGTAAAAGCAGAATGATCAAATCCTGTTGGACCTAAATAATCACTAGCATTTAAATCTAAAGATGGGTACATATCTTTAAAAGTTTTAGTTAACTCTGTAGAAAACTTATCTATACTTCCACCTCCTTGTAAATAAACACCAAACATATTATTTAATTTTTTAGGCCAAGCACTTCCTCCAGGTGTATTTATTTGTTCTAATTCTTTTTTTACACTAGGTTCTGTACCTAAATCATTGATAAATTTACTTAATTTAGGTTTTACTATTTTACTAAAATCTCCTCTATTATATGTTTTAGGAGCAACAACGGCACCACTATCACCTGTTCTTGCTTTTAATTCTACTTCTTTTCCATCAACATCTAGATCTCCTTTGCTATTTGCTTTAGATACATTTCCAAAAAATATACTTAAGAAGTTTTCTCCAGGTCCCATTGATACAGTACCTTTAATGGAATCTTTCATTGTAGTAAATAAACTTTCTAATTCAGCAGGTGTAAATCCTGATATTTGGTTGTAAAAATTATCTCCTGCTAAATCTAATTTTGGTGGGTTTTCTGCTATTTTAGCAAATTCACCTAATTTACCCATTTCACTTAATAAAGATAAGAAATAAGTAACATCTTTATCAGTTAAGTTTTTAGTTTTTAAATAAGGGTCTATTGATTGATCAAAACCTGTTGATGAAGCATATTTAAAAATTTTTTGAAGGGTTTTTTCATCATCAATCCCATCAATTAAGTCAACTAAATCTTGCTTACTAAATGTTTTTTTTTCCTCTGCTTCTTTTAAAATACGAAGCTTCTTAGTTGATAATTTTTCACCTAGTTTGTTCATTATCTTTTCTATCTCATTATCATCCATATAAGTTCTTGAACCTTTAGGATCTACAAAAGGACGACCATAATCATCTTTTTCACTATCAGGAATATCATCAATACTTTCTGCTAATTCTTCTTCATCTCCCCCTGTGTCATCCGTTTCAGCATCTGGGGTTTCATCAGCATCTTTAGTCATGTCATTCTCTGCTTCTTGATCAGGGCCTTCTGCTCCTGGAGGCATACCCATTATAAGTAAGTCTGCTATTGATTTAATTGCATATTCTTCAGCTCCTAAATCTGATAAATAATATTTTTTACCTGAGATTTTGGCTATATAAGAATCTTTAGCATAGATTAAATAAAAATGTTGACCATTATGAAGTAATACTTTAAATGTTGTTGGTTTTGGAGCCATTACATAGATACCAGTAATGTATTCATCATAACTTTCCGTCATTAAATCAATAAGAGTGTCTTTTAATGAAGGATATTTTTGCAGAATATATTCCTTGGGATCATCTTCAAATGAGACAATCTTATCAGCTTGAGTTTGGATAAAATCTTCAACCTCTTGCTCTAAAAGTTGTATAAATTCACTTTTTTTCATTAAATAAATTAGCAAGTTTAATTGGACCTTCATTCATAGCATCCATTTTAGCTGTTTGTTGCTCACCATCTAGATAATCAAAAGCAGCATTTAAATAATCATTTGCTTTAATAATTTTTGCTTGCCACCAATTTGGAAAATCTACTTCAGTAGGTAATTTATCAAATTTATCTAATTCTTTATATAACATTGAAGCCATTTTAGCTGATCTATATAAAGTTTTCTTTAGCATTTGTGGTTCATCATCTTGATGTCCAACATCTAGATCTTCTTTTAATGTTTCAAAATCTATATCTTGTAATTCACCACCTTTCTTTTGGTATTGTTGTAAAATAAGATTAAAACTTACCCCTCTTTCTTTAGCTACTTCCAATGCAGCTTGTCTAGCTGTATGGTTTCCATCTGATAGTATAAATAACATTTCGGATATTATATCAATTACTTCTACATCAGTAGCTTCAGTTATATTTTCATTTTTAGCCATTGCTTTTTTAATAGCAACATCTTTAGCAGCCATATAGTCATCAGAATCAATATCTCCATCTCCATCAACATCACGTTTCTTAGCTTCTAATTTAGAGTATGCACCAAGGTTATTTTCATTAATAAATCCTTTTAAGTTAAATTTGTCCATGATTATATATTTTGATATAAATATTAATTAATTTTGCCAGTTGAATTTCCTTTACCACCTGATGGTCTACTTTGCACAGCTGGAGCTGATCTTGTAGGGGCATTACTTCTAGGAGCACTATAACTTCTAGATGGTGGAGTAAAATTATTTTGTCTTATAGAAGGTTGATTAAAAATTCTTCTTACTGTATTACCAGGAGCTGGTCTAGGACTACTCCAAATACGCATATTATCTTTTTTATCTTTTGGTGGTTTAGGTAGTGTAGGTGGTGCATATATCCCATCATTTTCTGGTGGTATAGATGTTACTTTTTCTCCTCTTTTACTATTTACATTAGTTTGAGTTCCTGTTAGGCTATTATTATTATAATTTAGTCCGCCATTCTCAGGGAAACGGTTATATCTGTCATTATACCATCTATTGTAATAATCTAATTGAGAATAATAATAGTTCCACCTCCAATTATAATCATATCTCCAATTATTGTAATACCAATTATTATTATAATTAAATCTAGTATAATTAGTATACCTATCAGTCAAAAACTGTTTATAAGGAACAGAAATAGTATCTCCTTTTTCAGTTACAGCTAATATACTTGCTATTCGGTTATCATTGACTTGATAACTACCACAGCTAGTTAGTGTTAAAATTAATAATAATAATATGTATTTTTTCATCTTTAATTATTGGTTATCAGTGATGCATAAACAATCTGACCATGCACATGGGCAATCGTCAACTGTGTCGTATACTGGGCTTACTATGCCCGTAATTGTGTTTACATTAACATAGCCTTTACTTGTAGTAAAAATATATAGTGCAGGTGTTTCTTCAGGGCCTAATGGTCTTCTTAATACTACTACTGACCAATCAGCAACTCCTTCAACTCCTGTTCCATAACCAGCATCTAATAATAATTGTTCTGCTTCCTCTAATGTCATTTTAACAGGTAATTGAATTACTAAATCATCTAAGAATGGAGAATCAACAACCTCAGGTATAGCTAAACCGGTTGATTTTACTACTACTAAAATTGTAGAATTTTCAACCCCTTGAAATACAGATTTAATTCCATTTATATTTTTTGTTGCTGATGCTTCATAAAAATTAGCTGAAGATTCTATGCTTAATGCTTTTTCTTGTGCAACATCTACCATTTCATTAAAAGATAGTTCTAGTGCGGGTTCACAACCTAGTAATAATATAGTTGTAAATAATAATACTAATAGTTTTTTCATAATTTATTTCTTTTTACCCCACGATTTACCTTTACCTTTATCTTTACATCCTGCGGGGGTAGGTCTACAAGATGGATATTTTGATCTTTTTTCACCTTTGGCTCTGCCACAAGGTTTATATTTCATTCTACCGGTTTTTGGATCTTTTCTACCTGTGTTGCAATCGACCCATCCACCTTTTTTACCAGCAGCACCTTTACGACCAAACCAGGTACGTAAGGTTTCTTTTTCACTTAATAGTGCTTCTCTAATTAAAGCTTTTATTTTTCTTTTTTCCATATCATTCCTTTTCTACACTTTACAATTAGTCCAGAACGATATGCTGAGGATTGTGGGATTTTACGTCTAGCTATTCTAAGACATCTATCAGCTTTGTCCTTTTTTTCGTTTATAGAATCTGATTTAACAATACGAACTATTTCTCCTCTATCATCATCTTGTGTCCAAAATACTTCATAACCTTCCATTTTTTCACCACCTAATTCACTTCCAAAATCCATTAAATCTTGTTGTGAGCCACGAACATCAATACGATCTCCACCTGTATTTATATTAAATCTTAAGTCAGGACCAAATAATTTATCAAAATGAAATTTAATTCTTTCTAACCCAGATTTATTTTCATTTACAGATTCTTTCATATAAGCCATAAAATGATCATGCATTTCTGTTCCAAATTCTTCTAATTCATCGTCATTTAATTTAGGATATACTTTTGATCTCAACATATCAATAATTTCTCTTGACATTGTATATCCTCTCCCTGCTTCTTTACCTGGAAATTCTGAACCTAAATTTTGCTCTTTTACTATCCTAATTTTCATCTATCAATATTTTTAAACATCCACTACCTTTTATTACTCTATGCCATACACCTTCTTTTATAAAGATACAATCATTTATTGGCCTAGGCAACTCATCATCTAATTGAATTTGCCAATCAGTTTTACCAATGGGTGTAATATATCTATCTTTTCTATCACGGTGCCATACTAGCTCAGCGCTTTCAGTATCGTGTGAAAAATGTCTTATGTGATAACCTTTGTAATCGTAATCAGTATAAGTTGCCATTTTACCAGAAAGTATTTTTATTAGCACCTAAACCTAATGCTTTAGCATATCTTGGTAATCTACAGCTCCAATACGAAGCTTTTGTTCTATCATTTTTCTGTGAACATTTATGCCTAGCAGCAAACGCTCTACGTGCTTTTGGGTTATTAATTTTTGCTCTTAAACCTCCCGACCCGAATGAAACTTTTTTAATTCTTTTTGTTTTAGGATCTCTTACGTAAACGTAATATGCCTTTGAACCACCACGTTTTGGTTTTCCAATTGGTGGATCCTTTTTAGTTGATTTTTTCTTTTTTTCCTCTATATTTTCATTAATAAAAGGAATATCTAAGGGTACTTTTTTACTCTCAAATAACCCATATTCACCAACATCAGTTTTACGAATTAAATCTCTATCTAATTCATTTATTTTTAGAATACCTTCGTTGAATAATTCTCTTGCCTCAGCATAGAACTCTACATATGATTTAGAACCAATTCTAAAAACGCATTCTGATAATGGTTTGTTGTGGGTTTGATGGAATAATAAACCAGGAGAGGCATTAGCTCCTTCTTGTAGCTTAATACCTTCTGATGTTTTTGCGATAACTTTTTCTTGGAATGGAGCTAAATCTTTAAAATTAAATGATTTAGATGTTCCTGTTTCCTCTAATTCTACAGTATAAAAAGGATGTTCTGCCATTGTAACAAACGCAGTGTCTCCATCTACAGTTGTTACTTTATCACCTACAGAAAATTTTGACGTAACATTAGCAACATTTTCTATAGCCTCTCTGATTAAATATCTGAGTTTGAGCTTGTCCATTGATTACTCTTTATCTTTATCGTCCTCTTTTTCGTCTTTCTTATCGTCTTTTTTAGTATCCTTTTTAGGCTTTTTCTTCTCGAAACGCATTCCTTCTGCTTCTAACACTTCTCTTAGTTTATTAATATGTGCTTCTAACATTGAAAGTTTTTCCATTAAGCTATTAGATTCAGCTGTTAAAGATTCTCTCATATCAGGATTTGAAGTAGCTTCAGACATTTTACCTTCAATTTGACCTTTAATTTCGTCAATTGAAGCTTCCATTGCTTTTAACTTATCTTGTCCTTTTTTATAAGTTTCTTTAAGTTTTAAATCTCTTTCTTTAATTACTTTATTAGCGGCAGATTTTGCTCTACCTTCTGATTTGTAAATACCTGAGATGTCTTCACGAGTTAAACCACTCATAGCAAATTCAAATACGTCTCCACTTTTTATTAATTCTTCAACTGAAGATTCTTTGGTAGGTTTTGTTACGTAATAAAATTCAGCAATTTGGTCCTCGATTTTAGCTATTTTTTCTTTTACTTCGGCTTTTTCAGTGTAAGCCATATCGCCACTACCAGCTTCTGGTATGTTGCGCTCTTTTAACCATTCAGTTATATCTTCTTTGATTAATTTTTTTAGATCTTGTTTTTTCATGTTTAAGTAGAATTATTCCGTGATAAATATGTAAATATTATATTTCCATTTCTTTTAACTGTTTAATATTTTTTTTAAGTGCTTTAATA